GGAAGCTACCAACTGGAGTATCAATAGAAACATTGACACCAAAGCCAGAAGCTGCACCAGTAGCTGATGTAAAGTAGTTGTATTGGAACTCTACGTCAAACTGTTCAATTGCATTTTGTTGTTCGTAATCTAGACCAACTGCAGAAATTGTAGTTGGGAAAGCATCAACGAAAGTATAACTCTTGATAATTGCACCATTGCGATCCAACTGGTGAACATTTAAGTCAACTTGATAGTCAGTAGGATTAACACGACCATTAGTAGTGTTATAGTTCTGAATACCAGATTGCCATTGCTCTAGTGCATTACGAATACCAAAAGTAGTATCGTTGTAAATTGTAACAGTCCATGGTTGGAAAGTTCTTTCACCAGCAAAGTTAACTGGGCGACCACGGAACAAAACAGGTAATGTTTCGATAGTGGAAGCAGGTAGTTGAGCAGCTTTACACAAAAACTGTGCACGCTGTCCTGCAACTACACCCAATGTAACATAAGTTGGGAATGAAAGTTCAACACGGAATTGATTAGGGCGAGCACCGCCACCAATCATCTGCGCTTTGAAGTCAGCAATATTTGCCATTTAAATCTCCTTGTGTTCTTTCTTATTTATCTTAAATTACGCACCGATTTCTGAGAAGTTAATCGCAGAACGAGCAGCAACAAAGTTAAGAGTAATAAAGTTGATAGAACGATTTGGCTTAACGAAGATATCAGCAACGAATTCGTTACGATCGATAACTTCACCTGTGTTGTTAGACTCATCGCACTTAACAACGAAATCAGTAATACCACGACGACCTTGTACGTCACGTAGGAATGGTTCAACTAAGTTCTTGAACTGTGCACGAGTAAATCCATCGTTAAATTCGAACAACTGGAATTTAGCAGCAGTTGCAATCGCTTTTTCCATAACGATGAATAGACGACGCACGTTGATACGATCAAACGCACTTGGCTTAGCCAATAAAGTCTTATCACCAAACAATACAGTACCTTCTCCTGGAAATGTAACCACTGGGTTAACACCAGATTTGTAAAGAGTATCTCTGCTTGTTTTATTTGGATTAAATGCCAAACGAACTACGTTCTTGATTTGACCACGATTTAAACCACCTGGAGAGAACCATGGATCGTTAGTGTAGTCAGTACGTGCGCATAGACCAGCCACGTCACCATTCAATGGAATGAAACGATATACGTCATTGTAGCGATCGTATTGATATTTGTAACCAGAATCTAATACAGCGTATGAAGTGCTTGGTAGCAAATCACGGTAAGCAACAATAGCAGTGGCTTGTGTAGATGTTGAACCGATGATTGGGTCACCAGAAGAAATGTCTTGTGGAGAAATAAATGCTACGCAATCTAAACGAGTTTCGCACACATTACTAATGATATAATTTGCAACAGTAGTAGATGCTTTACCAGCCAATACTAGGCTGATGTCATAAAGTTCTGCGTTATTAAACAATGCATATGCAGTTTGTAACTCGCCATCTGTTACGGCAAAGTCATCAGTACCACCATCCATAGAATAAGTCAACGCAGCAGACAATACCTTGAATGTTGCACCAGCTGCAACAGAACCCCAATTAGTTGTACCTATCACACCAGCAGGATGATCCATCCACCAGATGTATTCAGAACGAGAATTAACTACGTTTTTGTAGTAGTTATTTGTACCATCAGATTTTTTAGCATCGCTTGCTTTAGAAACGAAGGCAAATTTTTCTAATACAGTTCCTGGAGTGCCAGTAAACACACCATCTTCGTCAATAACGATAATGTGTAGTTCGTCAACTGGAGTTGTTGGAGATGATGGATTCTCTGCAGCTGCATAAGTTGATGTGTTTGGAGCAGAATCAAATTCAGCTTTGTATGCCCATGCTGCATATGTAGCAGAGTCAGCCATAGAAACTTTTAAAGAGTTACCTGCAGCACCTGGATATTTTGCAGCGAAAGCACCAACAACACCAGCACCATTGACAAAGCTGGTATTGTATGTTTCGCCATTGATGATTTTTAAACCAGCAGTAGTAACTGTTGCAGTTGCAACAGCAGTAGTACCAGATGGAGGAGCAGCGATTGTTACGCTTGGTGCAGAAGTATAACCAGTACCAGCAGTGCTAACTGTAACACCAGTGATAGATGAAGTAGCAACAGTAACTGTACCAGCAGAAGCACCAGAACCACCACCGCCAGAGAATGTTGCAGTTACAGTACCTTTGTATCCAGATCCACCAGTTACAACATCAACAGAAGCAATAGCACCAGAAGATAAAGTAACAGTTCCAGAGAAACCAGAACCACCACCTGTACCAGTAACTGAAACAGTAACAGTTCCAGAGTATCCAGAACCACCAGCAGAAACTGCGATTGCAGTAATTGCGCCACCAGAAAGAACTGCAGTGCCAACAGCTTGAATACCACCAGCATCAGTTGGGGCAGCAATAGTTACAGCTGGAGGAGTAGCAGTAGAAACATATCCAGAGCCAGCAGTGCCAACTGAGAATGAAGAAATACCACCAGTTTTGACACCAACTGCATTCAATGCTCCAGTGTCAGCACGAACTAGCAATAAGTTGTTTGTATAAGATAGGAAGTTTGCAGCTGTGAAAAAAGAATTAAAATTGCTATCATTTGGTTTACCGAAGCGACGAACTAAATCGTTTTCCGAACTAACGGTAACAGGCTCCAAAGTTGGACCCCATGGGAATGCTCCAGCAAAAGCACCAATAGATGATGATACGGCTGGAACGATAGAAGTGAAATCTTTTTCTACGACTGCAACGCCTGGAGATAGTTGAAACGGCATTGTATTTCTCCTTGTTAATAAGTTTACCTAGACAATTCTATGTCTACATGTTTATTTAGTTTTTACACGATTTCTCAAAAGTTCAATGGAGCCTTCTCAGGTTGCCCATCGTCATAGAACCCGAATGGTGTTAATTCTTCTTCGATCGCTAGCATTTGCTTAGCGTACATTATATTTCGTAGATTAACATTATTTAGGTCTTTGAAATACGAGTTAGTAGTTAACCATCCGAATAGAACCAGAGGCATTACCAAATCATCGTGATACCCTTCATCGGCTTCATAAGATCCTTTTTTCTCAATAAAGGTCGAGATTTCAGAAATCGTATCAGCATCATTTATAATAAGTTTGTTTTCTTCAACGAGTGCTTTAAAATTATGACACCCAATTCGTTTGATCTTTTTATCGGTGTTGACACCTAATTGTGTCTTACCACCACCAAAACCACCTGAGACAGTCTGCCCCATAGCGTGTCTTGTAACCATCAATATATTTTCATATTCCATTTCAGAGTATAGGATGTGAGCAACCTGTTCTGAGATGTTAATTTCCAATAATACCCATGCTTGGTTATACTCTTTTCCAACTTTGTAAATCACATTTGGATAGAGCAACGGACTAATTTCATTATTACGATACTTCGCAACGATTCTGTATGGAACCTCTGTAATATCAATAACTTGGAATGCTGAATAATCCCCACCAACACCTTTTGCCACATCACAAACCATACAATAAGTATGACCAGCCTGTGGGTTTACATATACATCCAATCCGTCTTTCTGGTGGATGATAGTATCTGGACTCATTTTAGAAATCGTATCCGCACGTACTAAAGTGAGAGAAGAACCTAAGAAGTTACAAAGAACTTCTTGTGTAAATTTAAGTTCACCGAGTTGGGCTTTTTGTTCTGCAGCCCATGCTTCATCACGACCTGGAATTTCCCAGTATGGTATGAATAGATTAACGAATCCATTTCTACCTTTTTCAGCGTCTGTCCAAAACTTCCAGAAATGGTTATAACCAAGTGGAGTTGATGACAGCAGAATCTTAGTAGTCTGTCCAGCAGAAATAGTAGGATAAACTGACGTAAAAAATTCTTCTGCCACGTTGTTTGGAATAATCGCTGCTTCGTCAACATACAACATGTTTACGGATTTACCACGAATACCAGATTTACCTGTTGCAGCAGTAAATACTTTTGAACCATTCTCTAGTTCAATATCACCCTTGTTCCAAGTAGTGACACCTTGTTGCATCCACTTTGGTAGCAACTCATACATTGTTTGATAACGATCTAAAACCTCACGTGCAGCAGTTGCTTTGTTCGCAAGGATAGCCACAGTTTTGTTGGCTTGAAAAATCGTATACCAAAGAATGTAGGCTGCAGAGGTAGTCGTCTTTCCTTGCTGACGACCTTCCATAAGGATAACCCTACGATTATTATGTATAACATTTACTTTGTTCTTCTGGCAGTCATACAATTTAAACAACTGAAGACCATGATCCAGCGTAACAATGTAGCAATAAGTTTCAATAAAGTATAGCGGATCTGCTGCACACTTCATGTACTCTTTTACATTATCAGGTGTAAAGTCAACAGTAACTCCAGCTGCTTTTAAGTTGGAGTTTGAATTATAAATTTCAGCCATAATTAAAATCCGTCCAGCCAACTCTCCGTATCAACAGTTGCAGTAACGACATCACCTTCTGCTGTATAAAGTCTATTTGGACTACTAAAATCTTCATTGGTGCCAACATTGGCATTGACAGTATCAATAACATTCTGTCCAGCAATTGGTCCAAACAGATTGGTTTTCATTTGGAAAGATAAAGTATGAGTAACAAATCTACGAGTTTGGAAATCACCATCGTATTCATCTGATACTGATACACTATTTAGAACAATAGGAACATCTACCTTTACATTCATATCTGGCACGACATTAACAGTTAATGTATATTCAGGTGTAAATGTTGGGAGGATTTGTTCAAGAATTTGTAGACCATCTTCTTGAGTTTTAGTGAGAATGTATAGTGATACGTCAATGTTATAAGGAACAGGAGTGTACATTGTAGAAACAGAACCTGAACCATCACCACATTTAATTTGTTGCATACGATTCACTTTACGTGAAGGATCGTAGTTGTAACCAATAATCTCAAAGGACATTCTTGGTAGTGAAATGTAAGTATTATTTTCTAAATTTGGATCTTGTTCTAAACGAACTAACCATTTTTCTTTTGGAGCATATGCAAGAGGAACTTGTAATCGTTGAATAACATTGCCAGTAACAGAATCACCTTGACGACGATCAATATAGATGTCACTGAATAAAGTGCCAAATCCTACGATGCACTTGCGAATTATTCCATGGTAATATACGTTATTGTTTAGCATTATGGATTATTTGTTATATCAACTTCACCGAAAGGATTAGTTACATTAAAGAGAACATCCACAGCTTCAGTTTTAAATTTATTATTATCACCGAATGATTCAACGCTATCAACATTGGCACTAATACTAGAAGTTGCAACGGCAGTAGTACTAAATCCACCACCAGTAAACACAACAGTTGGAGCAGTTGTATAACCAACTCCAGGATTGGTAATATCAACACGAATAATTTTACCTATATTGGCTCCAGTTCCACGTACAGCAGTAGCAGTTGCACCAGAACCACTACCACCAGTAAATGATACTGCTGGAACAGAAGTATATCCTGTTCCCTGATTACTAACAGTCACACCAGTAACCTCACCATAAGGTGTTCTTGTTGTATTAGTGTTGAAAGTTTTAAGAGTTTCAAATGCATCAACAGAAGGAACAC